GCCATTATCTTAAACCATCAACTTGACCATCGATGCGAATAGTACCCATGCGCCACTTCGTATCTATATCTGTACTTATTATTTTAACTGCAATTTGACGAGCACGAACTCTAACGTCAACTTTAGTTGTTGTAGAATATGCAACTGTGCTTGATGCAACAGTTTGAACAGATCCTGGATATTGTCTTGCTAAAAATTGAAAATTAACAGCTCCTTGTTGATCTTTCATATCTGGAATATATCGTTTAACAAACATTGAATTATCTCCGTCTACAATATCCACGTCTCCCGAAGTAATGAACGCGGTGATTGGACTTGTATCATCATTAGTTCCTTTTTCTTGGTCATACAATGTTGATACTCCTGCTGTTAAACCAATAACTGTTGGTTGTGCAAGTGTTGTAGAATTTGGATAATATCTTGTAGCTAAAGGATTTGCGAACACATCTTTAGAAGCCCAAGTCGTTCTAGCTAAAGTTCCAATTGTCCATAATTTTTCAAGATAATTATATGTTACTACTCTATCAATTGCAGTAGAACCATCTGATGCATAGAACCAATTTACTTCTGAAAATTCAAGATTAACTCCAGCATAAATTGTAGAGTTTTCATCTTGATTTATATCTTGAAATACATAATCTTGTACTGAACAAGGAATTTCCTTCACGACTCCATCAAATAAATAAAATGCTCCATCTGACATCCAGTAAACAACGTTCTCCGCTTCAACAGCAGAATGTATTCCTAATGCTCCGCAGTTTGTACCAATTTGTTTAAATGAGAATGTAAATGGTGGGCCCACAAACTGCATTGCATGAGCTGATGTATTAGTTAATATTAATATATCTCCTCTTGTTGGAACTGCTGTTACAATTCTATTACCTGATGATAATCTTTGAAATCCTGCTGTATTCGTTGCATTAGGTATAAAATCCGTAGTTGATTCTTGTGAACCAAAGAGCACGGCCATTGGATCAAAAGTTCCTGTTGTTCCTGGTGTTGTTTGTGTACCAAAAAATATGATATGTCTATCTCTTGGTGATACAGTCATATAATTAGATCGTGTTGGAGCGTTTGCTAATAATGTAGCTCTAGTATCTCTTGCAGGTAAAAATGCAGAGGTATCAAAAATAAAAGTTCTACCACCAACAATTGTTGCAATAATATCTTCACCAAAGTTATCTATCTGCCAGATTCTAGGACTAGCTATAATAGTTCCTGTTGGTCTTGGTGTATTCCAAGTAGAAAATCCCCAAGCTCCTGCTCCCCATCCATTACCAAAAGTCGTAACATCTGCACCTATATTTATTTGAAATGCTGCACCTGCTGCTGTTCCAGATGTAGTAACCACTCCTGGTGTTGCAATAGATGCTACATCTATTTTAAAATTATTAGAATCTACAATGTTTTGAACCTCAAATTCTTGTTGCATATTTGCATTAGTAATGTTTACAACGCTAACTCCAGATACTGTTGAGAATGTAACAAAGTCTCCAGCGATTGCACCATTAGATGTTGCAAGAACATTTACAATGGTTGTTCCTGATGTGAATGTAAATACTGCTGGAATAGTAGTTGATAAAGGTGTGATGTCATAAAAGTTGTTATCAAAATAAGTATATAATTTTCTATCTGTACCGATGATTGCTAATGAGTCTCCGGCTAAATCTGTATATGTGTGAATATCTCTTGCAACACCAATTAAATTATTACCAACGGCTGGCTGCCATCCACCTATCTTTTCAGGAACACCGTACCTAAAACGCACGTTATCACAATCAACCCATCCGCCTTCTGCGCCGTATTGTGTGTTTTGTTTATCTATTCCTGGTCTAAACTGTAATTTGTTTATTGGCATAAAACCTCTATAAAAGAGATTTTATATCACTTTTTAAACCAAGCTGGAAGTCCTAAATGTGGACGTCTGTCGTATATATTTTCTTTAGATCCTTTAGTTTCAACATTATTGTAATGTAAAAATACTTGACCACAATCATCAAAGGTTAATTTATCTCTCCAATGTTCTAATTCATTTCCGCGATACACGAGCATATCACCTGGCTCTAACATTACTTTAACACCTTTTGCTTTTGATGGTTTATAATTACCAGTCTTTTCATCAACTCCTCCTTGTGATGCATCTGGCTCTAAATATATTGGCCAACAACCACCACCTAAATGCATCGTAGTAGATATCTCACATGAAAATCTATCTTTATGACGATGTAAGACATCTCCTTTTTTATAAATTCTAGCGTAAGAATAATTTGAATTTAATTTTAATCCTGTTGTCTCTTCCATGATAGGAAGTAATTTTACAAGTAATGTTTCCATTACAATGTCAGAATAATGTGAATATGTTTCTGGAACTTGTTGATCATTCCATACACCAAAGTATTCCGTAAATTGACTAATGTACTTTGTATCAAACATTGTTCTTGCAACTGTTCTTTTCATCATGAAATAATCATAACAAAATTTAGCAAGATCCTCTGATATTGCTCCTTTTATAATTGCATATTTATTTTTCTTAAAACTCATACTTCTCCTTTAGTTTGTTTTCTTACAGTATCTGTAATCATTCTTCGGACAGCTTGTAGATTAAAATGTATAAATCTAAAAGGTTCTACACCATCATCTACCACATATTGATGTTCCATGTAAGCTGGAAAGAATATCATTGTACCTGGTTTTGGTCGGTAATGAATTTGGTGTGTTCCTAAAGTAATATCTTGTTCATTCTTTAATGGTAATTGTGTAATCAGTTTAGCTGGTCGTGGATCGTGGAAAACAGGCATTGAAGTTTTTTCATTACATTTTAAAAAATAAAATCCTGATATGTGATTGTCATAGTGCACATGACCTTCGTGATGCCCACCACCTTTTTCACCAAATTCCTGTACCCAGAATTCAGTCCAAAATAATTCATAGTTAGTTAAATCATATCCCATATGATCTAGGCAATTCCAACTAGTTGCTCCTATATAATCTTGTAATTCTTTTAAACCAGGATCACCTACTAAAGATGTAGAATGATAACTCATTCCGTGATCTCCTACTTTTTTACCAAATTTCTTTTCACGTTCTTTAATAATTTTTGCATTATTCTTTTTTGCGTCTTTTATATATTTATCACAAATTTTATTTGTATCATCTACCCATTCTGGAATTTCTATAGAATAAACTGGTGAACTAAAATAAACCGATGCTTGTAATTGATCTGTTTTTGCCATTAATTTACATTCTTTCTATGTTTATTTATATATTTCGTCATTTCTTCTAATCTGTTTTCTACTACAGAAACATCTGTATTACAAGTTACACATAATAAAGCTCTAACTTTATTTGTTTTATGATCATGATCTACACATAAAGTTCTTGTTAATTCATTTTGATGTCTTTGACATATTGCACATTTACCTTCTTGTTCATTAAACATTTTATTATAATCATCCAATGTAATTCCATATTCATATTTTAACATTGCATTTTTTCTTTTAATTGGATTTTCTTTATTATATTTTTGTTGTCTTTCTAAAATTTCTTTTTTATTTTTAGAATAATATATCTCTCTAGCAGCTTTTTCTTTATTTTTATGTTTAAGATATTGTTCTCTTCTGTATTGTTTACGTTCTTCTGCTGTTTTCATATTATTTAAATGGGTATCCGAGATTCCAAATTACCAAACTATACCTTACTCCTTTTGTAACTGGACGAACTTCGTGCCAAACAAAACTTGGGAATACACATATTGATCCACGTGGTAATATTTCTGTACATTTCTTTTTAGGTGTTGGATCATCTTGATTTCTAAATTGAAATTCTAACTCACCACCTTCGTATTCTTCTGGCGAAGACAAACTGCAAGTGACGGAGAGTTTCCTAATTTTTCCATGAGTATCTGGATTAGATGGATTATCATATGGCGCTTCCCAGCTATCGCAATGCGCGCCGTAATGTTGACCTGGACCATATTTTGTAAACTGACATGCTTCAGAAAAATTCCAATCAAAATTCCAACCTGCTAATCTATTTGCTTGATGTATAAATGGCTGGATCTCTTTGTATATCCATCTATCTGAAAGCCATACAATATTTGAATCTCTTTTCTTTTTTAAATCTAGAATATCTTTTTCTTCTAATGGTTTCCCTTTATTAACTTTTTCAGTTTGTCCACCAGTAAGTGCTAATTGCTCTTGTTGTGATTTGCCATACTTTAAAAGCTCATCACAAAATCTAGGCGTTAATGCTTCTCTAAAATAATAAAAGTAGTTCTGCAAGTTCATTTCTAAATTCTATATATTATTTTCTATAGGATTTGTAAAGTGTAAATTAACTTATTGTTAAATCTCCAGAAACCGTGAATGTCGCCACTTTACAACCACCAGCTGGTGCCGGTAATGTTGTAACTGTGTTTGTTCCTGGACTTGCTGAAATAGAAGCTGGTCCTGGTGCTCTAATAATAACTACACCTGATCCACCTGCTGCCCCAGTAGCTGCTGCACCAGTTTGTGATCCACCTCCACCTCCACCACCAGTATTTACAGTTCCTGCCGTTGCTGGAGTAGCACCAGGACCTCCACCAGCTCCACCTCCACCTGCTCCACCTGCTCCTGCTGTTCCTCCATTTTCAGAAGATCCACCTCCACCCCCTGCATAAGAAACTGAAGAACCTGAAATACTATTAGCAGAACCTGCTCCCCCTACTGCTCCACACCCTCCTGGTATAACACTTCCACCTATCGCAGAAGCTCCTCCACCTCCACCTGATGAGAAAAAACCAGAATATCCGTCTAATCCACTTCCTCCATTACTACCTTGTGATGGACTTGTTGGTGGACTATTTCCTGTTCCAAAATTTGGATAAGGACCTGTACCTTTTACAGCTCCTCCACCTCCAGAACCTCCAGAACCTCCTGTTGGTGCTCCATTATTTGATCCACCTCCTCCACCACCTGTACTTGTAATTGTTGAAAAACTTGAAGGACTACCTGCTACACCTCTAGCTGTGAAATTAGTTCCCGCTCCACCTGCTCCTACTACTACTGGAAAACTTACTGGTCCATATCCTGTTAAAGTAATTTTTGTACCACCTGGAAAAGATGTAAGATAACCACCGGCTCCACCTGCTCCACCTGAATTTCCACCTCCTCCACCGCCACCCGCTACTACTAAATAATCTACTGATACTGAACATTGAGTTTGAACCCACGTTCCTTGTTTCCTGCTTCTAAATTGTGCACTCAACGGCCACGATCCACTTGCCTTGTTTAATTCTTTTACGATAACGATTCCTGAACCGCCGTTAAAT